AAGTTCGACATGAAGAAGATCCCCCAGGATGCCGTTGCGATTTTCATTGGACGTCGTCGTACAGGTAAATCTACACTTGTGCGTGACTTGCTCTACAATCACCAGAATATGCCTCTTGGAACGGTAATCAGCGGCACGGAGGAATCAAACTCCTTCTATGGCAAGATGATTCCGCCGCTTTTCATTCATGGTGAGTATAGTCCTATTATTCTGTCCAATTTCGTTAAGAGACAGAAGATGATGATGTCGCGTATCATGAAGGAGCAGGCTGCTGGGCAAATGACGTCACGTATTGACCCGAGATCATTTATGATTCTCGATGACTGTATGTACGATGACAGCTGGACCCACGACAAGAATATTCGCTACCTGTTCATGAACGGTCGTTGGTTGAAGGTGTTCTTTCTGATTACTATGCAGTACCCGCTGGGCATCCAGCCGGCTCTTCGTACCAACGTGGACTATGTCTTTATTTTGCGTGAACCGTATTTTACCAACAGAAAGCGCATTTTTGATAACTATGGCTCGGCGTTTCCGTCCTTTGAGTTCTTCTGTCAGATCATGGACCAGTGTACACAGAATTATGAGTGTCTCGTTATTGACAATACCAGCCAAAGTAATAAGATGGAAGATTGTATTTTCTGGTACAAGGCTGAGATGCACCCTGATTTCCGCATTGGTGCGCCTGAATTCTGGGCACACTCGGCTGCGCATTTCAAGGAGAAGGATGAAGATGGTATAAATGAGTATGACCCGAATGCCGCACGGAAGCTCAAGGGACCTGCGATTAGCGTAAAGAAATTTCCCGGGCAGCAGTAGATGCAGAAAGTTGTAGTACAAAGTCTTATCATTCTCCTCATCGCCTGTGCTTTGATTGGCTGCGATCGTATGTTTAGAATTGAGGGGTTTGTGGGAGAACGTTGCGGCGTTGACATGGCGTCTTGCGGCAATCAGCCTGCAGAGAAATGCTTTAATGGATATTGCGAGGAGAATCGCACAGCTCTTCTTCCGAGAGATACAGGGTTGCCCGTTTTTCCTTGAGTCTTTATAGAATGTCTCGCCCTTATGGTTTAGTAATGTTGGTCATCGTACTTTTGGCTGTTTTGATTGTTGTTCCTCTCTTAAAGACACTCTTTCCGGCTGCGTTTCCCTACGAGGGATTCCGTGATCTTGATTGCGCGGGTGTGAGCTGCCCTGAGGGACAGTTCTGCCAGCAAAACAAGTGTATTCCTGTCTTTGTACAGTAATTATGGCAAGATTATAATGATTTTTTAAGCATGTATTACATGATTAAAAAATTCTTCGGTATCGGAATCGAACCAATTACTTGGGGAGTCTTATTGCTTAGTTTACAAGAAACTACAATCCCCCGCTCTACCAAATGAGCTAACCGAAGAAATGGCATGTACCAATGCCATTATTAGCATATAAGTATGCTATTTATACATTTACTCCTTGTTCTGGAGCTTTCTCTCGATGGCGAGATCAGCAGGACCGGATGAAGAGAACATACCTGCAAAGGCTGACGCACCGGTTCCGAGTGAAGGAACCGCATCCTCCTTTGGCGCGCCCGAGAGCGAGTTCTCGACCTTCATCGTTACACCGACGTCCTCAGGTACACCGTCATCGGAGAAGACCTTCTTCTTCTCGGGGCGACGGGACTCACGCTGCTCCTTCTGGAACGCATCGCGCGCCTCCTCATTCTCCTTGTACTTCTTCATGAGCGTGTTGAGCTGGTCCTCAGCATACTCCTGCTCGGAGACCTCATGAGGACTAGGGTCCCACGGGAGCCACTTGCCCACCTCAGCCACATAGATATTGTGAAGAGGATCACTGCGCTGGAGCTTCTTCGCGCGCATTTCAGCCTCCTTCTTGTCACTATAGGCGCCGCGGATCTTGAGACCACGAACCGTCGTCTGGAAGTTATTCTGCGCATAGAACTCATCCTCGAGCTTTGTCTTGTTCTTGAAAAGGAAGTCATCAAATTCGTCATTCAGCTTGGACTGAACAAGATCTTTCTGGTTCTCCTTCACGAAGTCCTGGAGATCCTTGAGTGTACCGTCGACGCGCATCTGCGCTCCACGGCAGAGAGCCGCCGCGCCACTGAGATCAGCCTTCTCAAACTCAGTTGCCTGCTTGTCCAGCTGCTCATTGAAGTTCGTGATCTTACCGACGAGGAACTTCTCCATGCTCTGCGTGCGCATCTGGAATTCATACTGCTTCAGGAAGACCGTGAAAAAGAATGTATCCTTCCGGCTTAATACTTTCTCGGGGCTCAGGAAACTCAAAAGAGCCCATCGTTGGCTCGGAATCTCCGGATCTTCAGTCAAGAAATCTTCACGCTCAGCTGCCATTCTTCTTTACAATTGTAAATCCTTTATCTTTAGATTCCGCATTAAATTTTCTTTTTACTGAATATAGACTACTATGGACGTTGCTGAAGTTATCAACCGTGCGATCAAATACCTCATTGAGGGTCTCGTTGTTGCGGGCGCCGCGCTTTTTATCCCCCGGAAGACACTGCCTGTCGATGAGATCGCCACCTTGGCACTCGTCGCCGCCGCCGTCTTCGCGGTTCTCGACCTTGTCTCACCTTCCATCGGCGTCACAGCTCGCCAGGGTGCCGGCTTCGGTATCGGTGCAAATCTCGTAGGATTCCCTCGGGGCTTGTAAACCAATAATATCAAACGCATTTTGATTGTAACTTGTAGATACAATCAAATGCTCACATTTACCTATGTCCTTGTTGCTATTGCGGTTATTATGGGTGTTTCTCTTCTTGTAAAGGAAGGATTTACAAGTCCTGGTACCATGGTTCAACTAGCATCCACACATGTTCCGACGGAAGAGGATTACTATTATTACAGATTCATGTATCCGAGAACTGTGAGAAAAGAGATCACAGAGATGACGGGAGGTGATCCTGGTCCGCTATTTCCGATGCGCTTTTAATTATCGTCTACAAGTAAATGGATACAGCAGAAAATATTGAACAACTACGAAAAGTACATCTTGCGGCAGCAAAGGCAGCTGACGAGGTTGGGCAGTATTTAGTCGGAATTCTTAAGGATCAAGTTTCTTGGGTACTTCGTTCGACAATCCTACTCCTTGATAAAGTACCAACAACTGAAGCTGAACGTGACTTAATTCGTTTTGAGGCTGTTGACGCGTGTGCCGCTCAGGCTAAGGCGGTCGCACTAGATCTAGCTAAGCGCCTTAAACCGAACCAGGTAGCTGAATTTCGTGATCGTGCTATAGCTGCTACCCAAGATGCTGTTCGAAAAATTATTATAAAAGTATTTCCTTTACCAGGGAACGTGTCACCACAGAAAGCACTACCCACAAATATTCCCCAAGAAGTTATGCAGCCACTTCGACCGTTCGTTCCTCCTACACTAAGCCGTGTTGGCGCACTTCAACCAGTGTCAATTCATCAGCCACCTACTTTACCTGTCCCTGCCGGTCTCCCCCCGCGACTCACCGAGCCCGAAATTGAAGCGATAGTAAATATGGATATTTTGAGAGTGGAAAGAGTTGGCGCAGGCGGATTTGGGCAAACGTATAAAGTTAACTATGGAGGAAAAACATATCTTCGTAAAGATATTGAGTTTAATGGAGATAAATTTACAAAATGGTCATTTGACACAGAAATAAAATATCTTGAACTCGTTTGTTCGCATCCACTCTATTCATTACTTCCTCTAACCCCTTATTATTTTGGATCCATGATTCGGGGCGATATAGGCTATATCATTGAAGAAGTGTTTTCTGGCGAAAATCTTCATGAAATTCTGAATGAAAGATCTATTACAGCTGAGGAGGCAAGTTACATTAATGTCACTCTTGATTTTTATGTTCATCAGTTTTTCCATAAACAGTTGGGAATTCTTCACTTGGATTTAAAACCCCAAAATATTTTTGTTCGCATGCATGAAAATAAGATTGTATCGATTCATTTACTTGACTTAGGTTTGACGCGCGCAATAGGCGAAGAAGGACAAATATCAGGCACACGCGACTTTATGCATCCTAATCAGATCAGTGCGAGAATTAGTGGTTTGCGTAAAATAAAACACGTTGAAGAATTTAATACATATGCTCTTGGTCTTATATCGCGTTTTGTAAACGGATCGATCGTGCCGCCCCATTGGATAAAGGAACTTAATAGAGCACCGCTCATTCCAAGACCTTGGGAAGCAGATATTCCTACATCAATTACCAATGTACTCTGCTCATTTGGTCTAATAGGTTTCGTTTTGGATCAGGTAATAGTAGATCTATTGAGTATTCCTGGCACTAATTTAAATAATTTTTCAAGCGATGGAAATACACCTCTTATAGTAGCGCTCGCGAACAAAAACAGAATATTAGCAGTTACTTTTGTTCGCAGAGGAGCAGATGTCAATCTACGAAATACAAGAGGCTCAACTCCCTTACACTGGGCTGCCTCACAAGGCTTAGGGGGTCCTCTGAAATTATTGCTTGATAAGGGCGCTGATAAAGATGCATTAACACTTCCAACTGATCCTTGGGAGCCGCTTGCGACGCCGCTCCATTGGGCATGTAAGGCGGGGCAACCTGAAACTGCAATGACTCTTCTTACTGCAGGAGCGAATCTTGGACTGAGGGACGGTAATGGAGAAAGTACGTTAGATCTTGCCAAAGTAAAACCGTCAATGTCAGCATTTGTAAAGATGTTAGAAGCATATAAGGAAAGAACAGGGGCGAATATGGGTGGGCGACGCACTAGACGCAATCGCAAAACCAGACGCCTAAGAAATAAAAAACATTACAGTAGAGCGAAATGATTTTTGCTACGATCATCCTACTTCTCATCGGCTCTAGCTTCTCGCAAGATACCGAAAGGGCTGGTATTATTCTGAATTATAAGGACAGATACCTCTTAGTTCAGAATAAGTTCTCATTTCGCTGGAGTTTTACAAAGGGACATGTGGAACCTTTTGATGTGAATTTGCTGGAGACAGCGCAGCGCGAAGTCAAAGAAGAGTCCGGTTACCTTGAATGTGAACAATACGTGATTGATGATACCAAACCTCGCGTTTATGGGAAATCAACGTATTGGACGGGCACAGTGATCAGCCCTGATCCGCCCAAACTCAAAGAGGACGAACACCTTGGGTTTGGTTGGTTTACAAAAGAGGAAATGCGGAAGTTGAAAACAACGACTGATATAAGCGAGTGGCTCTAGATAGATCTGATAAACTGCCACTTCAAATCAATACAGATATTTTGCCAAATCTTATCCTGAGCATACAACTTATCCTTGTTTTTCAACAAAGGAAAACAATGAAGGTACTCATCCAAATCCAACAGTTCACAAAACTTGTACAGAACATACGAATAGGATAAAAAGTTGCTGCGATCCTTGGGGCAGTGCTTCTGAAAAGATGGCTGAATCTCAATAAACATATGACGCAGCTTCTCCTCGGTCTCACGCGTCATCACAGGCGCATTTTGCCCATTCAGCCGATTCGTGATGTGCGGTGTATGTTCATAGTACTTATTCATTTTGAGTTTCTTGAGAATCTCACGAATCTTTGAACGATTCAATGACGATAAATCATTAATGCGTTCCTTCTTAAGTTCCGCAATAATGGAATCATAGACCTCCTTAGGAATCTCAGTGCTTTCCTTTGCTTGAAATTGTGCTAACCACTCATTAAAGTGATTAATACGCTTATAGGCATAGTACGAGATTTCACGCGGCGGATCCTTGTAGGAGGGCTTGTCCGAATCAATAAGAATAAACTCTTGGAATCCGCACTCAGGGCATGAAAACACAGCCTCATTTGTACTAAAAATCATTTCACAATTACACTCATCGCATTTACCATAGGTATCCTGAAGCTGATTGAGAACCGCTGTTTCCTTTGCGTGCTCAGGGTCAATCTTCTGTAAATATTTATTGAGAAGACTGCTGCGTGCGAGAGTTTCGGACCCACCCTTACCGATAACACTAACCTCACCCTCAGTCTTCTCAGCAGCATTCTCCAACGCTGCCCAAATGCTTCCAGGCTGAGATTTACCCTGCTTCGTCTGCTTTACTTCAATGCCACGATTGATCTTTTCCTGAATATCATAGTATTCGTATAAAATCGGACCGGTCTCTAAAAAGTATTCAAAGACATTCTTTTCACCTGTGAGCTCAATCAGTTTATTTTCAATATCCTTCATCTCGCGCTCATATTTTACCTTTTCAATATCATTTGTGCTATCATCATGTTGCTCTTTGAGAGACTGTAAATCAGAACGTACAGATTCTATAGATTTATTCTCATCTATGAGTTTCTCAAGATGACTTCTATGAATACTATCAAGGGTGGTTCTTGCTTCAGGATTACTTCGCTTTGTAGGACGGATCTTGAAGAAGGGGTCTTGGCTGTTCATCTGTTATAGGAGTCTTTCTGGGGTTTAGGTTTTCCTCTTGCCACGTAGAAAAAGAGAACCTCCCGGTTGACCATTTCCGAATTTTCACTTTTTCCGCCGCGCCGCCAAATTTTTTTCTAAGAGAAGGGTATAGAACTAAAATGACAGGTGGTGGTCTTATGCAGCTCGTAGCCTATGGCGCTCAGGATGTTTACCTCACGGGAAACCCCCAGATTACTTTCTTCAAGGTGGTTTACCGCCGTCACACTAACTTCGCCATGGAGGCGATCGAGAACCCGTTCAACGGTTCCCCTGGCTTCGGCAAGACGGTCACATGCACGATCCAGCGCAACGGCGACTTGATCTACCGCATGTACCTCCAGGCGACTCTCCCCAAGGTCACCCTCGCCTCATCTGACGGCTCTGGTGCCCAGTTCCGCTGGCTCAACTGGGTCGGTCACAACCTCGTCAAGGAGGTTGAGCTCCAGATCGGCGGTCAGCGCATCGACAAGCACTACGGACAGTGGCTCCACATCTGGAACGAGCTCACCCAGGAGGCGGGCAAGCAGGCTGGCTATGCCAAGATGGTTGGCAACGTTCCTCAGCTCACCAACCTCATCACCCAGGGTGGTGAGGATTGCGACGATGACTGCGCCTCTGGCGAGCCCAACACCTCCAACGAGGTCGGCAAGTGCGCCCCTGAGTACACGCTCTACATCCCGCTCCAGTTCTGGTTCTGCCGCAACCCTGGTCTTGCGCTCCCGCTGATCGCCCTCCAGTACCACGAGGTCCGCATCAACTTGATCTTCAACGACCTCAAGAACCTCTGCTGGGAGACATCTCCCCAGCTCTCCAACACGCACACCATCCGTGACCGTGTTGCCAACGCCAACCTTGTCGCCGCTTCCCTCTATGTCGACTACATCTACCTCGACACGGATGAGCGCCGCAAGTTCGCTCAGGTCTCCCACGAGTACCTGATCGACGTTCTCCAGTTCACTGGACAGGAGTCAATCACCTCAAGCTCCAACAAGCTCAAGTTGAACTTCAACCACCCGTGCAAGGAGCTCATCTGGGTTGTCCAGCGCGACTCCTACACGGACTGCGCCGATGCCACCATCAACCCTTGGAAGGGACAGCAGCCGTTCAACTTCTCAGACTGGTGGGACAGATCCGTCCTCGAGTCTGGCTACTCAGTCACCCGCGTTGAGGGCATGGGTGGCAAGAACCCCGTCGTCACTGCGCTCCTCCAGCTCAACGGTCACGATCGGTTCCAGGTTCGCGAGGGACGCTACTTCAACGAGGTCCAGCCTTACCAGCACCACACCAACATCCCCGCCGTCGGTATCAACGTCTACTCATTCGCCCTCCAGCCTGAGCAGCACCAACCCAGCGGCACCTGCAACTTGTCCCGCATTGATAACACCACGCTCCTCCTCACGGTCTCCAACAACGCTGTTGGCACTGTCACGACCTCATCCGTGTATGTCTATGCGACAAACTACAACGTCCTCCGTATCATGTCTGGCATGGGTGGACTTGCCTACTCCAACTAAGCAGGTTGTTGGTTCATATAGTTATTACGTATTGATTGTATAATTAATATGTAAATTTAAATACCTTATAATGATATATTGATATATCATTACAAGGTAAAAATATCTCATTGTGTAATGGCTACTAAATTCCAAATGTGTTTCGCGTATCCGTAAAGAGTTTGGAGACTTGTGCTGCTGAAAGAGCAGCATTATAAAATCGTATGAGACCAATAGAACCTTTTAAGAATTTTGATGGTGGGGCAGGGGATGGCTCTATTCTCTGTGCAATACCAACATCACTTGTATTGCTTACAGTACCAAGAGCTGCTAAACTCGTCGTAGCAGCAGAAGAACCATTTTTATATCCTGTTAGAATATCAGTTGTAAAATTAAAGACACCTACAACATGAACCCATGTATTTGTAGAC